CTTCTGGAGGAATAGCAGCAACAGATACGGTATTCGATATTCAAACAGCTGGGAACGCATTCCAGTTAGAAACCGTGACCAGAGCTGCAGGAGTAATAGAGCAGATAGACGTGACAAGAAACATCACAACAAACGCTACTACTACTTCCTTATCGGTCTTCTCTCAATAGGAAGTCCTGTTTACGCCGAAGGCGAAACGAACAATACATCTAACCCCGTGGCAGCTGCTACTGGAAATGTCACCAATCAGGCTGTACAATTCCAAAACAACGGAGCTCAGAGTAGACAATACTTTGGTCCTAATATAAGTTGCAACGGGAGTACGATGACCTTCTCACCATTCTATATGGGTAATCATACAGAACCTAGAACATGGAATGATGATATAGGAGGTCTTAGGCAAGAGAGTTACACTAAAGGAGAGAACTGGGGATTCCAGCTTAACTTTATGGTTCCGTTAGATCGAACATCTTTAAAACAGTGTAAGGATATTGCTAAGAGACAAGAGGAGAAGATGAGACTCGACTATGAATTAGTTAGAGCATTAAAGTGTGCAGAGCTACAACAGAAGGGATTTACTTTTCATCCTAATTCAGAGATGAAAGTATTATGTCAAGACATTGTACCTATCTCAGCACTACTACCACCTAAACCTAAAAAGAAATTATTTGGATTATTTTAAATGAGTACATTTACAGATGTAAATAAGTTAGGTCAGCCGCCTTTGGATGGTCCTAATGATTTAAAACCAGAAGTAGAAACTTCTTTAATTACAAAGCGTAAAGCTAAAAAAACAACTAAAACTAAAAAAACCACTAAATAATCATGTTAGCACTTTTAAAACCACTCATATTAACTAGCCTCAAGAGCGAGAAGTTCAAGAGATTTGTAGTAGAATTACTAGAAAAGCTAGTAGAGCAAACTGATAACGACCTAGATGATAAAGCATTAGCTATTGTCAAAAAGGGATTAGACATCGAATAACATTTATTAGGAGAATTACATGACTTGGACACCAAGAGCAAGATATGTGGTACCAGCTGGTGCATCGAGTGCATCAAGTGTACTAAACCAAGAATCCGCTGGAGGTTATCACGTTAGACATGTCAGCCTTACAGCAGTAGGAGCTGACGTTAGATACAACTGGGGTTCTGCAGCAACTGCAACCACTTTTTATCTGAAGAATGGAGAAACAGTACATATGGATGTACCTTGGAGTCAAATCTCCGATGGAAGTAACCCTGTATTACACGCTATTAGAAACGCAAGCACTGATGGTAGTATAGAAGTCATTGCTTGGGGAGATATTTTTAACATATGATTGAAACAAGAGTAATACCTAAGAAGGCTGACGAGGAGAGTTTTAATGAACTCCACTACCTTGTTACGCAAGAGTTCTTACGTTTAATAAGGTGTGGTGAGGCAAAGACTCAAGACTTAAAAGCAGCATGTGATTGGCTAAAAACTAATGACATAACAGGTGTTGCTCTTGAGGGCAGTCCACTCGATAAACTAGCTTCAATAATACCGAAGGTAGATCCAGAATTAGTAAAGAGCAGAATGTATGGCAAGACCCGGACCTAAGCTCAGCAAGAACCCCGGTAAGACAGCAAAGTATTACCGGAGTAACCCAGAAGCTAGGAAAAAACACCAATCAACAAATAAGAAGATTAACGACACTCCAGCTAAGAAAGCATATAGGCGAGACCTTATGAAGATACGTAGAGCACGCAAACCCGGACCTCAGACAGATATGTCACATAAAGGTGGAAAGGTGGTAGCCGAATCACGTAAAGCAAACCGAGGTAGAGGCGGAGCGAAGAAAACTTAATGACACCCTTACTACCTAAACCTGATTACTATTTACACAATTTAATAACCATGACAAGTTCAGAATCTAA